AAAGATGAAAATATAGGAAGAAAAAGATTAAGATATACAATTAGAAATTATAGAAATTAAAACTAGGAGGTTTTACAAAATGAGTAAATTAACAGTAGAACAAATTGAACGTGTTGTAATTGACGCTGGTGCTGTTTATGTGAATTATGGCTTAACAGATGAGAGGTTATTGGCACCATGTAGAGGAAACAACACATTTTTGGTTGAAGCTGAAATAAGAGAGGTTGAAATGAATGGAACTAAAGGGAAAACAAAAGGTGCTCGCAGAAAGATTTCTGAGAACGCTTCGCTTGCTGTGAATCTTATGGATTTAAGTTTAGAAAATTTAAAAATGGCTTTGCCTGGTTCACGAATCACTGCAGATGAATTAACAAATGGTTGGAAAATAGATAGTTCAGATTATATTGAAAATATAACTCTAATTGGGCAAAATATGGGTGGAGAATTTAAAAAGATTACAATTTACAATGCTCTCTCAGATGATTCTTTGTCTGTTGATTTTAATGAAAAAGACGAAAGTGTTCTTGGGATTACATTCTCAGCTCACTATGACCCAGCTGATAGTTCTGATAAAATCTGGGCTATTAAAGATCTTGCTACTGAACCGGCTCAATAAAAAGGAGCCGGTTTAATAAAATAATATATTATAATTTAGGAGGAGATTTATTATGTCAAATGAAATTAAATTAAGAAAGTTAAAAGCTAGAGATATTGGTCCATTTTCAAAAATATTAAGCAAAATGGATATTAAGGATGATGTTGGAAAGCTTTTTCAGGACACAACTGGGAAAACTGAAGATGAGTTGAAAGCAGTGGAAACAAAATTAGCAGTAGAATTACTTTTTTTAATCTTGGAAAACTATTGGAAAGCAGAAGAAGATTTCTTTAAGTTCTTAGCATCCTTGTCTGATAAATCTGTAGAAGATATGAAAGATAGTTTACCTAATGAAATAATTGAAACTGTAAAACAATTGGCTAAAGATGAGAGTTTCCAGATTTTTTTCAAATTAGTTGCTTAGTAGACTACCCAAGTTTACTGAGCTTACTATTGAGCAACTATAATGACATAAACTTTATATTAGACTTAGAAATTGATGATTTTATTGGATTGAGAGAAAAGCTTGCAGAAAAAGAAGAAAAAGAACTTGAAGATAAAAGAGATGAATTTTTACTTCATAGATGGGGTTATGAATTAGGACATATGGAGAAAGTAATTCAATTTGAGGAGTATAGAGATATAGCTATTGGCAAAAAGGGCAACAAACGGGCTAAAAGTAATGTTGACAAGATCAGCAATGAAGAATTAATAGAAAGAATAAATAAAATTAAAGATTTAGACCAAAAAGCCAGCAAAAGTGAGGTGATAAATTATGAAACTCTTTGAGATATTTGGTGTGGTTAATGTTGACACCAAGGCTGCAAAAAAAGGGTTGGCTGACGTGGACAAAAAGGCTGCTGATGTTGGAGGTTCCCTAAGTAAACTAAGCAAGGGGGCAGCCAATATGGGCAAAAAGTTCTCATCAGTTGGCAAAAAGATAACCTCTGTTGGCACTGGCATGACAAAAGGTATAACTGCTCCAATAGCTGCTTTGGGTGCAAGTGTTTTGGGGTTAGCAAATAACGCTTCCAATATGGCTGATGAGATCCATAAAGGAAGTCAACGTATGGGCGTCTCTATGAAAAATTATCAAGAGTTAGATTACTGGGCAAGTCAAAATGGTTTAAGCCATGATAGTATGGAACGAGCTGTTGGTAGATTAAATCAGCGTATGGGTTTAGCTGCTGATGGAAATGAAAAATATTCTGAAGCTCTGAGTAGATTAGGGGTAGATATGAGCAAGGTTTCAGATGGAACTTTATCAACAGAAGACGCCTTCGCACAATCTATACAAACGTTATCTCAGATGACTAGCGAACAGGAGAAGTCTGCACTAGCATCTGAGTTGTTCGGTACGAAGTTAGCAAGAGACCTCCTTCCTGCATTACAAGATGGATCTTTATCATTAGAAGATGCTAAAAAGAAAGCTCAAGAGCTAGGAATAGTCCTCAGTGATGATTCAATATTAGCTGGAGTAGCATTCCAAGATGCTATGGACGGTGTTAAAAGAAGTTTATCTACAGCATTTGCACAATTAGGATTGAAACTTATACCTCTTATACAAGATACGTTTTTACCATTAATTCAAGACACTATAATCCCTATGATTAAAAATTTTGCTGAAACTATTGGTGGACTCGTTGAAAAGTTCCAATCATTATCTCCAGGGACTCAAGAAATGATAATTAAAGCAATTGGTCTAGTGGCAGTCTTAGGCCCTGCAATAGTAATAATTGGAAAGATAGTTACTGTCGTAGGCTCATTAATATCAGCATTTTCAACAGTGGCTGGAGTGATAAGTTCAGCAGGTGGTGTTATAGCTCTATTAACAAATCCAATAACTATAGCAATAGCTGCAATAGCTGGAATAATAGCAATTGGTGTAGCATTATACAAAAACTGGGATAAAATTAAAGAGGTCGGAGGTAAACTAAAAGATGGCTTAGTAAACACTTGGACTGCTTTAAGAGATGGGACAGCTAAACTCTTTGGAGGAATAAAAGATGCAATGGTTGCTCCGATAGAAAAGGCAAAAGAAATAGTTCAAGGTATAGTTGATAAGATAAAAGATATATTCAACTTTGATCTTGAATTTCCTGACATAAAAATTCCTGATTGGGTTCCATTCTTCGGAGATGATGAAGAGAAGAAAGCTAAAGATAATTCTGGTTCAGGAAGAAAACCTCAGCCATCTAAAGTTAAATTCTTCGCAAAAGGTGGATATATGAGCAACCCTACTGAGTTCGCTAGAGACGGCTCAAGAAGAATGATTGGCGGCGAGGCAGGCGGAGAAGGCATAGTTCCCCTCGAAGGTAAACATATGAAACCAATTGCTGAAGAGATTGCTAACCTGATTGAAAAATCTCCTGGTGGTGGAGATATAAACAATTATTTCAATATCTCAAGCATGGTTGTTAGAGAGGAAGCTGATATTAGAAGAATTGCTATAGAATTGGAAAATTTACAAAAAAGAATAAATAGAACAAGAGGTGCTTATTGATGTTAAATCAGGTAATATTCAACAATAAGAAGCTAAATGATTATATGGTAATAAAGGAAGTAAAGAACTCTTTACTTCCTTCTCTATCATCCAGATCTATAAAAATATCTGGGCAAAATGGAGAATATTTTGTTAGAAGAGAAATGGGAATAAGAGAAATAACTGTTGAAGCTGAAATAATTGCTGATAATGATAGAGAATTAGAAAGAAAACTTAGGCGAGCTGTAGAAGTCCTCAGCACAAATGAACCAAAATTCTTGATAACTGATGGGCAAAAATATAAAGCTATACTTGATGGCTCAACTATTCTCGGTAATATAAAAGCAGATAGAACCATTACTATGAACTTCATTGCTCATGATCCATTGAGTTACGGAAACCACAGAGAAGTTAAAGCTGAAAATGGACAAAAACTTTTTAATGGTGGAACATATGAGGCTAGAGGCGAAATATCTTTTGTAGCACAAAACGAATTGGTCACTATACAATTAAGAGCTGGAAATCCACAAGATTTCATTAGGATCTCTGGGCTTACTGTTGGGCAAAATGTTAAAATAGATATGATTAATGAAAACACCTTTTTAGGTGGAGATTTAATATATGTAGACCCTATTGGTGACTATTTCGCATTTCCTTCTGGAGAGTTTCAGTTAGATATTTATGGAACAAATGAAATTAATGTTTCTTTCTATGAGAGGTGGTTATAAAATGTCAAATGTTACAAAATTTACGGTTTTTGACACCAATGAGAAAAATATTGGACATATAAAAAATATAATCTCTGCAAGACATTTTTCTGAGCTTAACGGAGAAGACTATTTAGAAATAGAAAGCTTAGATAAACACCTAAAAAGAGACTATAGAATATTGTACCACAATAGATATTACAATAAATTATATGAATTCATAATAAAAGAAGTTGTAGAGTATAAGGAGGGAAACCAAATAATAAGCAGAATAACTGCAGAAAACAGTATAGTAGAAACAATGGGAGATTTCATAGAAGGAAGAGTTCTTCTAGGAAAAACTTATACAGAAGTTTTAGATGATTTCCTTCTTGATACTAGATGGAGAGGAGTTGTAGTTGATGAGGGAATAGAACCACAAAGGCGAACCATAAAAATTGGAAAAATGAATGTTAGATCTGCAATAAATATAATATCTGAACAATATGATTTAGAGATGGAAACATTCATAGAATTGACAGGTGAAAATAAAATAATTAGAAGAATTGGTTTCTCTAGAAAGAGAGGAAAAAATAGAGGACAAAGGCTAACTTACGGAAGAGGGTCTTCAGAAATATCAAGAAAAATATCTTCTGATGAACTCATAACTGCTCTATATGCTTATGGAGATGACGTTGAAAACGAACATGGAGAATCAGAGACAGTAAAGCTCCCTGGAAAGGGTTACTTAGAAAACAATGTCGCCAGAGAAAACTATGGAAGACTAGATTACAATGGAGAAGAAAAAAGACATGTTTTCGGAATGAAAGAATATAGCGGAGTTAAAACACAAGGTGAACTTATAAGAAGAGCTCAAAAGGACCTTCGGAAAATGTCTTCTCCTAAAATATCTTATGAAATAAAAATAAAAGACTATGTCAGAATATTAAATTCAATGAACAACTATATAGAACTCGGAGATGAAGTTAGAATAATAGATAGAGACTTCTCTCCTGAAATAGACATTTTGTCTAGAGTAATAAGAATAGAGATGGATATTGTTAATTTTGAAAATTCAGTTTTAACAATCAATGATGTTCCAAACACTATGAATGATAGACTTGTTCCAGGTCTAAATTATGAAGGCTTTGAGGACGATACGCAAGGAGATCCTGATAGTTTAATTAATATCTTCCCAAGACTTAGACAAGGCTTATCTTTATGGATAGATGCTGATAACGTCTCCACAATAGAAACAGCAGGCTTAGATAATAAGATAACTGAGATAAAAAATGCTGTGACATATTATGAAGATATAAATGAAGAATATGGTAGCAACTATAAAAGAAAAGTTTTCGAACAGGAAGATGTCGAAAAAGCTCCATCATATAAAAATATGCTTAATAGAAGATGGATAAGTTTTGAACCAGAAGACCAAATTTATCATGAATGGTCTGGAGATGAAAGACCAGATGATGTGGAAATTCAAGATGGCCAATTTATAGAATTCTTGAGAAAAGATGATGTTATAAGATCTATATATATAGTTTTCTATGACAGAACACATGAGTTTATACCTGGTGGTCTCCTTCCACAATATGGTTACAGAGCTGGTTACAGTACACCATTGGGTTATGGATGGCAAAGCGCACAATATTATGACAGCAATGGACTTTGGCCATCTACTCCTGGAGAAGATAGAGTAATTGGCCCAGTTACTGGTTGGAAGATGGGTAGAATAAGAAATCAAATATTAATTGCTAACCCTAAAAGACAACCCAACAGAATTTTTCCTTCAATCCAAAACTTAGGAATGAATAAAGAGAGTTATGAATCATATAGATCTTACGCTGCAGAAAGGCGATATGGAGGAACAAAGTATGAACAAAACACTTTCTTTAGAGGAGAGATCGCAGAAATAATTGCTCACAGGAGAGAACTTGATATTCAAGAAAAGGAGGCGGTTGAAAAATATCTAACTGAAAAGTATGGAGTAAGTAAAATCTATAAATAGGGAGATGATGTAATGATAAACTTCAAAAACTTTTATAGCACCATAGAGTTCAACATTGATTATGACATATACGAGGTAATAGAAGTTACGCAAGGAGATACGTTGAGTAGAGGTTTTTATGTCAGAATCATTCAAGGTGGGCAAGTAATCAAGCCTTCCTCAGCAAACAAATTGACTTTTTACGGCAAAAAGCCTGATGGAAATAAGGTCTCTAGAGATGCTGTGATAGAAAATGATATGTTCAGAGTTGATTTGCCAAATCAAGCAACAACTGTTCCAGGAACAATGGATGGACAAATATCTCTTAGTGGTCCAAATAATGAACTTCTAACTAAATCAATCACTATAAACATAAAACCTTCTATTGGTTTTGATGAAGTAGAGAGCACAGATGACTTCAGTTCGCTCCAGCAAGCTTTATCTCAGATTGCTGGGTTCGCTGGAGAAATCGAAGATGTCCAACTATTTGCTGAAGGCATATCAACAAGAGTAGGGGAAAACTCTCTCTTGACAACAGAACAAAAGGATACTCTAGTTAACGCAATAAATGAAATAAAACAAAAGGTTGATAATGTTGTTGATTCGTCTGGACTACAAAGCTTGCTAGATGAAAAAGTAGACAAGACAACATTGGGAGATACCACTCAACTTATAACAGAAGAAAAGGAAGTTATAGTAAATGTTCTGAATGAACTTAAATCTGAAATTGATTTAATAAAAGAAACAAATGATGTTGATAATCTAGTTTCTATAATCCTAAGCAAAGCTGACAAAGAAGATCTTGGAAATGTTAGCCAAATAGACATTGGAGAACCTGTTATCTCTGCAGTTGATGCAATAAATAAATTATATATAAATGTAAATGACGCCATAGGTTCTCTTGGAGATATAGATATCTCATCTAAAGCAGACCAAATAGATGTTGGTGACATATCATTATTGACAACCGAACAAAAAGAAAACTTAGTAAGCGCAGTAAACGAAATCAAATCAGACCTAACAAATGTTGAAAGTGTTACAGACTACGCACAATTATCAACTCTTATAGCTAGCAAAGCTGAAAAATCTACAGTCGGAACATTGTCAAATCTCACAACTACAGCAAAAACAAACTTAGTAAACTCAATAAACGAAGTTAACTCAAATCTTCAAAATATTGAACTTACGCCGGGTGCTGATGGACAAGATGGGCAAGATGGTGCTGATGGACTATCCGCTTACGAAATATGGTTGAACGCAGGTAACACCGGTACTGAACAAGATTTCTTAGCTTCCCTTGCTGGCACTGCTGGGACTGATGGGACTGACGGGCTATCTGCTTATGAAATATGGCTAAATGCAGGCAACACAGGAACTGAACAAGATTTCCTTGATAGTCTTAAAGGGGAACCGGGTCCTCCTGGAGAAGGCTCGGGCGGGGGGTTAACTATAGAAGATCTACCTAATAGAGGGTCTATATCTGCTGCAAGTGATACTGGCACTGTAACAAATGAACATATTAGACAAGTTAATGTTAGTCGAAACGCTAGAGCTAGTGGCTTATGGTCTCAAGTAAATGGTAGTAAAAATTCCACAGCTAGTGGCTTACGGTCTCAAGTAAATGTTAGTGATAATTCCACAGTTAGTGGACAATATTCACAAATAAATTCATCAACTAACTACAATGGAGGAGTAAACTCCATAACAGGAACGTTTTCTCAAATAAGCTCATCACGTAGAGCAGACATCTCAGGCTCTTTCTCACAGGTCAATGCCAGCTCTGCCTCTGCAGTGTCCAATTACTTTAGGGGTGGAACAATAGGTGGCTATTATTCACAAATAAATTCATCTGGACTTTCTCAAATCCACTCAGGAGCACATCATGCACAAATAAACTCCAGCGAATATGTTAATAACAATGTACCTTACAGCTCAGCATGGGGTTACTCAGCCATAGCAGATTCCTCATCAGCAGCCAACATAAAAATTCACTTACTATCAGAAACAGGAAACATAAATCACTCCGGAGTTCTTAATTCTGGGCACAACTTTACCGACTACGCTGAATTGTTTCCAAATATCACCGATGCTGAACAAGGTTACGGATTAATCCAAACTCTTGATGGTTACGGAGTTCGCCCAGCAAACGAAGGTGAACAAGCCTTCGGGGTAACCTCTGCTACTGCCGGTGTTGTCCTCGGGGAAACTCCTTTCTCTTGGGTTGACCGATGGATTAAAGATGAATGGGGAGCTTACGTCTACCATGATATCCTAGACCCCCACTGGGAACCGGATGAGAAGGCTGGGGAAACTGAAGAAGACCGGCCAACTATCTCTGTTCCGAAAGAAAATCCTGATTGGAACCCAGAACTTGAACAAATTAAAAGACAGGACCGCCCAGATGAGTGGACTGTTGTTGGTCTTGTTGGCCAGGTTTACGTCAGACTTGATGAAAATGTCCAACCAATGGACTACGTAAAACCTCTACAAAACGGTGTAGGCCAAACAAGTTCAGAACCAACAAATATTAGAGTTATGAAAATCACTCAAGATTTCGACGAATCAAAAGGTTACAAAATAGGCTTCTGCCTCCTAAAATAAAGAATGAAATGAAGCCATCTAGGCTTTCTAGTTGACTGAGACCTCTAGATATCTGATGGCTTCTTTCTTCTTTTATATAAATGATTAAATATGATATTACATAGGAGGTGATCTTACAATGTCAAAAAAGGAGGGTGAGGAAATGTTAAATTAATTTTCGGAGGTATAATTTATGGGAGACTTTGTTTTGAGATATTGGATTGAATTTTTGTTTAGTGGAATTGTTGGCTTCTTAGGCTTTATAGTAAAAAGGATACTTAGTCAACTGAGAAAAGAAAAGAGAGAAAAGGAATTCTTGAATAGGGGAGTCCAGGCTTTGCTGAGAGATAGATTGATACAATCATGTAGAGCTTTCCTTAGAAAAGGCTTTTGCACAATAGAAGAGAGAGATAATATCGTCAATATGTACGAGCAATATCATAACCTCGGTGCAAATGGTGTTATTGATGAACTCATCAAAGACGTCTTAGAGTTACCAACATTAGAAAAATAATAGGAGAGTGATAATATGTTAGAAGTTTCAGGTTTTGTTGCAGTCCCAACTATATCAATTATATGTTTTTTTATAGCTAAAATTTTCAAAGACTTTACAGATGAAAGTCTCCATAAAAATATACCAACTGTTGTCGGGCTTGCTGGAGTTGTCATAGCTACCTTGGCGTACTTGTTTATCCCAGAAACTATTCCTGCTTCAAATATTCTCGAAGCTATTACATTAGGTGTTATTAGTGGGCTTGGCTCAACAGGTCTGCACCAGGTCTTTAAACAAGCTGAAAAGGCTGATGAAAACGGTTATACAAAATAATTTAAGGGGGTAATCTTATGACAAAAACTTTTATATGGCCAACAGACACAAAAAGAATTACAAGTAAATATGGTCCGAGAAAACATCCAATCACCGGTGCTACTCAAAGTTTCCACAACGGTGTTGATATAGCACAATCAGGATCTAGACCAATTTATGCTGTCGCAGATGGCCTAGTCCGCAGGAGTTATCTGTCTTCTAGCTACGGTGAAACTATTATGATTAAACATTCAATCAACGGATTAATTTGGGAGTCTGTCTATGCACATATGCGGTCAGGCTCAAGGAAATTTAGAGTTGGTGACAAAGTAAAACAAGGCGATGTTATTGGCTTTATGGGGTCTACTGGGAACTCTACAGGACAACATTTACACTTCGAACTCCACAAAAAAGGTTTGTGGAATATTAAAAAGTCTAACTCTGTGAACCCTGAAGATTATTTAGATAAAAACTTAAATTCTGTTAAAAAGAAATCTAATAAGGTGATTGCTCAAGAAGTTATTGATGGTAAATGGGGTAATGGGAATGAGAGAACATTGAAGCTTGGAAGACAAGGCTACAATCCAGTTGCAATCCAAAAATTAGTCAATCAATTAATCAATAACCCTGTTAAAAAGAGCAAAACAGTAGAGCAGATGGCAAAAGAAATTATTGATGGAAAACATGGTAATGGTCATTCTAGCAGACAAAAATCTCTAGGGATATCTAATGCTGAGTATGCTAAAGTTAAGAAAAAAGTGAATGAGCTTGCCAAAAAGAAAACAATAAATCAAATGGCTATAGAAATTATTGCTGGAAAGCATGGAAATGGACACAAAAATAGAAGAAAGTCTCTTGGAATTTCTGAGTCAGAATATGAAAAAGTTAAGCGAGAAGTGAATAGATTGTTGTAACACTAAAAAGCCTTGGGATTTAATTATCCTAAGGCTTTTTCTTTCTTCTAAGAACTGCACTCTGAGAGCGGACGCTAGATACCGCTGCCCATCCTAACTCTAGCGTCCACTTTTCCAATAAGAACACGTAAATAGGTCAAAAAGCGTCATTATGTATGATTGTACATGAGAAGTCCTTTTCTGAGGAGAACGGCAGCTTTCTTGGTTTTCTTAAGCTTGCTCTTAATATAAAAAGGTCCTGGACATTGTTTGTCCAGGACCTTTACCCTTTAATAAAAATCAGATATGCTACCTTTCTTCCGACTGGTAGCGGCACCTCCCTCTGCGTTAGCTTTAGTCTTCTTAGTTTTCTTTGTGAACTCTATAAGCATAACTCATCACCTCTATTGTTTTATATTGTAATTAAGGAGGGGGCTCGCCCTAGTTTTCATGCGAACCCTTTTAACAAAAACCTATGGTTTTACATGTATATTAATATCAGAAAATGTCTGATTATTGCAATCTATTTATCTGATATGGATCTGCTATCAACTAAAGAGAGAGAGGTTTAGATGCACAGTTCGTATACTGGACAAGCTCCGTAGCCTATTACAGTCTGTGTTTTTATTAATTAAGCATGTTATTCAGAAGCTTTGGTGCACAGTTCGGTATATTTACATATGGAATATGACGAACGTTGCAGTAGAATAAGATAATATATATTAAAATGTGCACCATCATCCGCTAACGCGGATTTTTGAGCGGGACGCTCAGAAGAAAGTCTAAAACCATTTCTCTCTCTATACATATATATTTAAATATTCATTTGGTTATAGACAATTTATGGTTTTTTAATATGTATATATATTTAAACATTCATTTGGTTATGGATAATTGATGATTTAGGATTGAATTTAAAAGCCCACTATTAAATTGAAAAAGGATTGGATTTGTTTTTGAGTTACACAAAGTGGTAAGTTACAACATTCATTTACTCAGAACCTAGATTTACATTTTTTCATTTAGAAGGAAGGTTTTAAAAAAAAGTAAGTACTTATTTAAACCTTCACGGGTTTAAATATATAATGAAAATAAAAAAGAAAAAGGCATTTAAAAAAAAGGTGGCCACACCTTAAAACGCAACGCGTATAATCATTTTATTAATATTCATAACAACCCAAAATTATGGAACCAGAAGTCTGTCTAGATTTTTCCTGTGCAGTTATTTAAATGAATATTAGTGAGTCTCCCCGCTAAAAAGAGATCCAACCTATTAGGTCCGATCTTTTTTTAGGATTGTTTTAGGGATAGATCCAATAAAAATATTGGATGATTTATAATATATAATATCATAAATGGTCATATATATGTTATACCAAATAAAAGCTAACTTTAGCCCACCCAGCAAACTTTTTTTGTCAACCTAAGTTTACTCTGTCAGCCTAGTCATCAATAAGACCAACAATGATGTCTTTGTTGACAACTTCAGATTTCTCAACAAATTCTCCTTTTCCTTGCCCTAACATTTTAAGAGCCTGAAGTTTTGTGTTGGAATTTATATCAGGGTTCATTGCTATCTTTTTAACTTCCCTCATAATTTCCCAGACTTCCATTTCAATTAGATGTTCATATTCCTGAAGTAAATATTGAATGTAATCTTTAGCATCCTCTCTAGCTAGGAAAGCGCTACCAGATCTACTAGCAGAGAACCTAGTTGATTTAGGATATGCTCTCGCCCAGCTCTCCGTTGCGTTCCCCAGTTCTACATAATTCCTCAAGAATTCTTTATTTTGCTTAGTCAACTTTGGCCATCTTTCCTTTTGTTCCTTATTTGTTAATTTTTTAATTGCTCTTGGGTGTGGTTCCTTCATACTTCTATTTCTTTCATTGTTCATTTAAAAGCACCTCCTAAAATTTAATATCAGATTTAAAGTTATTGACTATAAGGTAAGCTAGCAAACTTTAGCTCGCCTTATAGACAGCTAGAGCATTGCCGCTCCTATGAGAAAACAACTTCTAATGTACAATCATACATAATGACGCTTTTTTGATGAAAGTGAGTGTTTTTCATGAAAAGCGACGGCTAGAGACCGCTGCCCATCCTAACTCTATCGTTCGCCAGAGGATTGCCGTTCCTAGCCAATCAAAAAGCACTCCAATTAATGGAATGCCTTTCATTTTATTGTTTATTTTTGTTGAATGAATTCCGTATAACCTTTATAATCTCTTTCACTTTCCTTCAAGCGAGCTAAGTGTTCTGAGTTTCCTAAATCAATATCTTCAGGACTGATGGAAATGTAATTGGGTGATTTAAGTAGTGGATCACCTGTGTTATGTTCTGCACCTGTGTACTGTTTTCTTGTTTTTGTTTTCATTCTAATCACTCCCACTTTTGTTGTTATATTATTCAATATCAATATATTCCTTATGGTAAGGTTTTATTTCATACCATAATGTAGCTGCAGCTTGAATAGCAACATCTTCAGATTCTAAGTCAATAACACTTGCGTGTCTTATATTTACTTCGAATCTGCTAAGTTCTCTATTAACCGATAGTGGTTCTAAGAGGCCTATTAATCTACCAACAATGCAGTCAGACAATTGTTTTGTTATTAAACATTCATCGTAAGTGAAATATCCTAGTATCTCCGAAAAATGATGTCTATCAAAACTTAACTCTCTTTCCTCAAACTCTTGTCTACTTGCTTTAATAGATATGTCGTCAATATTAACTATGGCTTTCTTATAGTTGAGCTGTGCTAAATAGTCTTCTAATTGCTTCTTAACCTTCAATGCTAAATCTAAATTTTCAATCATTCTAATCATCTCCTTTTTGTTATTTAAATATTAATATCATAATTACCTTTGTAAGTTTCAATTGTTACTTTTGTTTCCTCATCAGGGTCTCTCATGAATGTAAAATCATTATCTCTTAATATCATTGATAACACCTTGCCAAGTCTAATTACTTGATCTTCATTGTGTTCATAATAGCCAGACTCATATAACATAGCGTGAACTAACTCGTGAGCTAAAGTCTCCTTGAATGTACTTTCAGCAAGCGAGTCATCAATTCTAATTGTAGCATTTGAGTACGTTATGTTTCCTAAGTTGTCACTATCATCTAGTAAACTATTAATTGCTTTAACTTTGTAATCATTGGCACCAACTCTTATTTCTTTAGGTAATTTCATACATTATCATCTCCTTTTATTATTATAACATTTAATATCAGAAATTGATTCAAATCTCATTATACTAAATAGTCTACCTCATATTCAGACTTCATAGTTTTCCTAATGTAACCTTGGGGAACCGAGTGAGCTTTGCCAGCTTTAACTAACTCATCCAGATCCTTTTCATTTATAGATTTCTTATCAGTAACCTTCCAGAAGTCTTCAACAAATGATTCAATTTGAACCGCGTATGTTTTCGTTGTCCTAAAGAAAGTAAAGACTATATATGATTTGATTCCGTAGTCTTCTTTTGCTTCTAATAGATTTTTTATTTGGTGGTACTTTATCATCGCTTGATTAGTTTCTTTATACATTTCTTTTATAAGTCTTTTACGTTCTTTAATCTCATCTTTAATTGGACGCTTAGCCTCCGGAGTGAGCCCTGCGTTCCACTCATCGAACTCTTTTTTAGCTCTCTCATATTCCATACATTGTTCATATGGTCTAACGCTCACTGAGGTTCCCAATGTTGACTTGAGTTCCATGAGAGCAAATTCTTTTGATTTAGTGTTATACGCCATTAAGTCACACAACGATTCATGAGTGAACCTGGCCATCTGGCCTCCTCCGTTATCTGGTGGACGGTAGGTCCATATATGGTTGCCAAAGGAAGTCTTGAAGTCCTCTTCGAAACGTTTTCCATTATTCTTGAAGACTCTCTGTTCTTTTGTTTCTGTGTTTTTAGTTGTCATCTAGTTAACTCCTTTTAGGTGTAAGTTAAAAGAACGCCAAGGTTACTCAGCGTTCTTCGGTCTATTATTATATATTTAACAGATTGCTTTTTATATAAATTTAATCTTCGTCCCATTCTCTCCATGTCAGAAATATTAACGACTTACATTCATTACATGGGAAGACTGAATAGTCATCATTTAATCTCCATATCCTACTCCAATCTCCATACCATTCGCTATGGTCAATGTATATATAGTTACCACATGATGGGCATTCTCCATCTGTCTTGCCATCACCATATAAAACATCGTTGTAGACATCAGTAGCAATTAATGGCTTATTTCCAGCATTACTCAAGACTAACTGAATTATATCTTCTTCTTCAACACCAGCTTCAACTAATTCTTCTCTTGTGAATTTCCACTTCATAGTTATCATCTCCTTTTATTGTTATATTATTTAATATCAGAAGAGTTCAATTCTAGTAAATCACAATATTCATTAGTCATTCCATTTATTACCGTCTCAATAGAGTTTAATTCATTATGGTCCATTTCTAATCCAGCCCTTTTAACTTCATTAAATGTGTTTATTACCAATATATGTTCAGGGTGTGTTAGTGGTAAATTATAAGCAATGTCCATTATTTGGTCATATGTTATTTTATTGTTTTTTCTTGCAAAAGTCTTTACTGGTTCATAAGCGGTAGTTGCATTTACATCCTTCACTTAGATCTCCTCCTTTTGATTGCTATATAATATTAAATATCATTTCGCCTCAAAATAAAAATAAAAAAAGCCTCCGGACATTTCTCCGACCACTCTCCACTCTTCGCCACTCTCTCTGCTCTCCAATCTTCTCTCCACTACTTTCCCTTTAAGCGAACTCCGTTTTCCTTTTAGCCAACTCATTCACCACTATTATATTTCCCTCCTCACTTCTTTTAGATTATCAGTTTGTTTAGATTTAAATCTTGAGCTCTCTTTCGCTGGCATTGGTTTTCTAGTCTTCTTTCGCTGGCATTGGTTCTCATTAGCTAACTTTTTCATTGGTGATTGTTTATGTTTATATTTTTTATTGTTATTGATTACATGTTTTCAGCCTGCTCATGTTGTCTTAGCGAGCTGTTTAGATCTTGTTTAATATTATACATCATTCATATTTCCACACGCCACAGGGCTGCTGTTCTTTGCTCGCATAGAGAACTGAGCCAGCACCGGTGCTCCTCTTACTTTTCCTTGTTGACTTATATCTTTTGTTTAGTTATAGCACCGGTGTTCTTATATCTTTTTGTTTTTGGCTCACTAGTTCGCTCCTGCTCTCTTAACTATCATATCTATTATAATATCTTACTGCTATTATTCTCCTCTATCTAATATCTCCACTGAGGGACAATAATCATCAACAATTCATCATTTATTATTGTCCGGCAAAGACGGATATTCCTTAGGAGTTTAAATTTGTTATACACATACAAAAGCATTGACCTTTTCTGCACAGTTAGACTAAAAATATATGTAAGAGATTTGACATAGTTGTAATCTAGCCAAGTAGACCAAATATAATTCATCAATGAATATGATTTTACAGACAAAAAAAAAAGAGCATTTAGCTCTCTTTATTGTTTTTCCTTATAGTATCCTTATACATATTGAAGTAATAGTTTATATCGCAAGGCTCAACCTTAAGACAATATTTAAAGAAGTCTTCTAAGTTTTCATAATCATCTCTTGAACTTCTCATAGCGTTTTTATATTCCCTATGAGCATCCATCAAACTATCACTTATAACAAATTCATAGTGGTTTTTACCTTTTTTATCATAACAAACTCTTGCGATCTCACCTGTAACAAGTGAAATATAACAAGCATTATTTGTACTTCTAATCTTAAGCATTGGCCATCATCTCCCATCATCTGTGTTGGTCTACAGAGTCTCTATGAGCTATTGCTCTCAATTCATCAACACTTTTATTTGCTAATTCCTCAGAGGAGAACTCATGTAGATCCCCAAATCTTGCTATAATTAAATTTATTATATCATCTTTCTCTTTAATGTGCATGTAAATTCATCTCCTCAAATCTTATTTCTTTCCTAAGTTCTTCAAGATATTCTTCATCTTCTATAGATATCTCAGTAACCTTAGTTTGCTTTTTGAAGTCTTCAGTTATTTTTATATTTACAGATTTCTTTTTCTTTTTAATAGTTCTATTTAAGAACTCTTCACCTGAATAGATGGCAGTCTTCTTAACTTCATCATTATTTATGAAATTATCTAGCAAGTCTTTATGTCTCATTTCACACTGAATTCTATTAGTTCTCACCATATTTCCATCTGAATCTTTAGTGGCTTTCTGCCATCTTGGTCTAGGTCTTATTACATTATCAGTAACCTCAGCCCACTTATCTCTAAATTCATCTCTATATTTATTCCACATTGGTTTCACAATGTCTTCCTTTTCAACTTGAACTTTACACCAAGCTTTAATGAATGTTTCATATTTCTCCATTAAATTCTTATCAAACATTCCTCTCCACTTGTCTGCATTTATTGCCATGACATATACATCTCTTAGTGTTTTAGTAACATTGCCATACACATCTTTATTGACATCTATTAAACCTACTACCAACCAAAAGCCTTCTTCTTTCATATAAGCTTGTCTGAATATGTCACCAAAGACTACATTGTTTCTACCTTCAGTTGACTTTATAGATACAGGAACACCATCTTGAGTGTAGGCATCCCACTTGTGAGTGGGATCCTTTGTCATATTTAAATTAAATTTTTCACCTACTAATTCCTCAAATCTTTCACCATTTATTCCTTTAGCTTTAGTCTTTTTCATTAGAACCATCTCCGTTAGTTTATTTTTTTACAAAATATTATTTTATTTTATTGATTTATTTTTTAGCAAACTCAGTAAGCTTGTCGACTAAGTTATCCTTATCAGCTCTGTTATCTTTCCATTCATTGAACACATCAGCGTCAATCTTTCCTTTTCTAAGGCGATATCCATAACCATTAATAGTTCTCTTTGTTGCTCTAGATAACTTTGGAATTTTATCTAAGGCATCTTGAGTAAGCCTTCCATCACTATTTATATCGTCTAATATTTCATCAATTATCTCCATCTCGTCAATTAGTAAATCAGTTAAATCTAATAGAGCTTCCTGACTTATCTTATCAGCAGTGTAATTATCTAATAAATTATCTACGTTATCTTGAACTTCATCTCTTATCTCTCTCAACAATCTTCTTGCAATTATAACTCTCATTTGCTCTGGTGTTTTGTTAATGTAACCTTCTTCATACAGTTTTTTCAACATGTTTATCGTCCCCTTTAAGTTTATTTGATGAAACATTATTAGTTCCACCTACATATTAATATCAGAAAATTTGCGGTAAAAAGCGGCTTTTTTGACGCTTTTTTGCACCTTTTTGAAAAATGAATCTAAAGTACTACGAAGATGTGACTAAAGCACTTTCAATAAATTTATTCATAAATCTCCTTTATTGAATCAATCTCTTCATCACTGTAATCATAATAATCTTTAAAGTATGCTAAGATTTCTTGGATATCTTCTGTCGACATAACTAACTCTGAGACTTCTGAGTCATCCTCTAATTCAACTAAATCTTCCTCAAGCTCTCTCATGCTTATTGAGGGAACTCCATCTATCTTGTATAAATAATATCTTACTTCGTTCTCCATATCTCTAACCTCCTGTGCTATATATTACATAAAAGAATAATGGCAACAGTACAATTACCGCATGCCCTGAGCCTTCTTTTTCTCTATGTTCTTCGGATAACAAAAGCTTACCTAACATTACCATCAATAACAATATGCTGTATGACTTCAGTACGATCATTAACATAAAATCCCCTCCAATTTTAATTTATATGAAACTAATTTAAATATCATTAAGATGAATATTATTCATGAGAAAGCGACATTTATTCAATATTTTGTTAATAAATGTTAAGAGAAAAGAGAGGGAGACACACTAATATTTAATTAAATAACTGCACAGGAAAAATCTAGACAGACTTCTGGTTCCATAATTTTGGGTTGTTATGGATATTAATAAATGATTATACGCGTTGCGTTTTAAGGTGTGGCCACCTTTTTTTTAAATGCCTTTTTCTTTTTTATTTTCATATATATTTAAACCCGTGAAGGTTTAAATATGTACTTACTTTTTTTTAAAACCTTCCTTCTAAATGAAAAAATGTAAATC